TAATTGAACGTAGAAAATCCACTGTTTCCTGCCGTTTTGGTAACTAGGTCTGTTCCTGGACCTATCTGTATACCGGCCGACGCCAAATAGGTAGGGGAGGTAATCGTGACAGGTGTTGTTTGTAAAATGTCCGAGGCTGTATACGTTTGACCGGCGGCAGGACGAACGGTTCCAATAGAAGATGTTCTCAATTGAATGGACCCCGTTTGAAATGTAGTTCCGTCGTTTGTTTCTACTCCTACATAGGACCCCCACGAGGTAGTGGAAGGACCTGCTACATAAATGTTGGTATCTCGTGTAGACACAACATTCTGACCTGATACCAGAATACCGCGTTTCTTTCCGCCTCCATTGGACTGTATACTGATGGTAGAACTTTGAATAGCATTCCAAGAGAAACTAGAATTTAATAAATTACCGGTTCCGCTGCAGTTGATGCCGATAATGTCGGACGTTCCCGCGACACCTGCCGAGACATTGTTCATGGTTAAATGCACATTGGTCAGTTGAGAAGTGGACACGGAGGTATTTGGAAATAAAATACCGGTCAGGTTGACGTGAGAGGACGACGTTATATCAATAGAAAAATGGTCTACCCGAGATGTTTCGCCCATGGTAATGAGTGTGGTAGGAGCTGTAGCAGTATACCCAATCCGACAAGGTGGTGTCCCTTGAAGCACCACATTGTCCGGGATAGAAATGGCATTTTGTAGGTAATACGTTCCTGGATACACATGAATTTGTTGACCGGGTTGAATGACGGAAAGAGCGGCTTCAATGGTTTGAAACGGCAATCCTCCGACGGATGCAGTGGAATCTAGCCCTTGAAGGATATCTACCGCGGCAACATTTCCTCTTGATACAACATCTCCTGTTATACCTTTATCGCCAACCTCTCCCTTATCGCCAACTTCGCCCTTGTCGCCAACCTCACCCTTATCACCAACTTCGCCCTTGTCGCCAACCTCTCCCTTATCGCCAACTTCACCCTTATCACCAACTTCACCCTTGTCGCCAACTTCGCCCTTGTCGCCAACTTCGCCCTTGTCGCCAACCAGTCCGTTATCGCCAACGAGTCCTTTGTCGCCAACTTCACCCTTGTCGCCAACCAGTCCTTTGTCGCCAACCAGTCCGTTATCGCCAACGAGTCCTTTATCACCAACCAATCCTTTATCACCAACTTCACCCTTGTCACCATTGACTCCTCCCGTGTCTCCCTTGACACCATTTATTCCCCGGTCGCCCTTGTCTCCCTTGTCCCCTTTAGAACAGGAAGGCAATATTTCTTGAGCCGCTCGTTTATACGTAAGTTGAGATGCATACATACTGTATCTAATTATCTTTCTATACTACAATGAAGTTTAAAGAAGTTTTAAAAAAATACCTGGACAAGTTTAAAACGCCCGACTATGCTAAAGAACTTGTTCAAGCCGATGCCTTTATAGAACCTTGTTTACCTCTTTTAAAACTCATGCCCGCACTAGGATTTTTACCTATTGATTTTCATTCAGGTACACCAGAAAAAGGAAAACCGGAACTTCGTAATCGGGCTTTTATTAGAGGCATCATGACCGTATCCCATGCAGAAGCCTTTGTTCTTCATATGGCTGTTTACACGGATAAAACAGCTATTCATATACCCATAATTACGTATTCCAATAATGACGTACTTACGATTCCTGTTGCCCTAGAAACCACCAGTAAAAAGATAAATGTTAAAAATTATTATTACCTTGGTATAACGGAAGAGGAATACGATGATATGTATAAATTGGTAGACCTTTCTAAAAAAGAAGACGTCATCTATCTTTTTTGTTGGGACCCCACCTGGAATAAAAATGCATCTTCTCCCGACGGATTGTTTAGTTATATGGTAAGTGTACTGAAACATATTTCAAAAAATTAAACCCTACATCCAAGCTTCGTCTAAGTTGGGCATGGAGACCGAAACGTGGGTGTTTACCGACGTGATATATTTTTTTTATTGGTTTTACGTTTTCTAGATGCATTTCTTAACTTACGCAATTTACTCGGGTTATTTTTACGACGTATTGTTCCGCCCCTTTTTAATTTAGGGTGTCTCTTATAGTAGATTTGCCAGAGTTTATCTAGATCCAGTGGTTCAAATCTTTCTTTAAGGCCGGTTATCAAAGTTCGATATTCCTTCACATCAAGAGACAGCAGAGATTCTACTTCCTTTTCATAGATAACCTGTTTTTCAATATCAGTTCCTTCTTTTGGAACCTTCTCGTGAATACGTTCAATTAGAACGTTAAGCGGAGTGTTTTTTGCATAGTACATTTGTTCGAGTTCATCTACATCTAAAGGTTCAAATTTTTCTTTAAGACCGCGTATCAAACTTATATAGTTTCTACGGTCTAACCTGACAAAGTTTTTTTTTAGTTCTTCTTCATAGAGATCTTTTTTTTCAACATCATCGATTCCTTCGTTTGATTGAACGGTTATGTGAATATATTTAATTATACTATCTACATATTTTTGAGGCTTAAATGGTGCGCCCCTATAGTTGAAGTTTTTTATAGAGTCGTCCATATATAAACATTATATCTTGTTTGAGCAATGGAAATTCCTAAATGTCATAAAATTGAAAGACGCCGATACATGGAAGATGTTTAACCATGGCTGACTTCTTGCGAAAGGAATACGATGATGCTTCTCACGCGTTTGACCGCTGCTCGGAAGCCTACGAACGAGCGTGTCAGGAATATCCTTACGTGTATACCGAAGTGAAAAATGCCGAATTGGACGTGTCGTGCGCTGATGTGGCCTTAGAGTATGCTCTCATGAACAATTTGGATTCCACGGAAGCGGATAACAAATTGAATTCCGCCAAAGCCGTCTACAAGGATGCCGTGTTCCGGATGAATGCACTTGTCCCGGAAGCCTACGAACAAAAGGTATGGGCAGAACTTCGGTACACTACCGCGCGACGGGCCTATTATCAGAGACGCTAAATGCAGACAACTTCCCGAATACATTTTTTAAAATTTAAATTTAAAACTAGGATGGATTAGAGTAAGATGGACAAATTAAAAATAGCTCAACAAAACTACCGTGAAAAGCGTATTGCATTGGACGAAGCTCGTAAAAATTGTCCATGGTGGCCGTCGTACATGGCCATTTTGCGTCAGCTAGACACCCGCCAAGAGGAACATGTTCGGAAACAATACCAAAACAGTGAAATCCGAATCAATATGAAAATCATCGCCTCTACTATAAAAGAACACGAGGCGGAGGAAGAAGCCTTGTCGCAGCTGAATCACATTCTTCAACAACTAAAAATTGAAACAAATGACGACTCTTGTTATAGTAAAAGATGATTCGCTCTAATATGCCGCCCGACCGCATACGCATCATTCAAACTGTCCTTGTTCCCGATGTTCACAAGAAACATGTGACCGTGATACGAACAATTACCAAATAAAAAATTGAACCGCCTGATACATCTTTTTTTTAGGTAGAAAAAAGGATGAACTGCCTTCCAGCTGAATTGGAGCGTATCGTGGTCGGCTTCATGAATACCGCAAAGGTGATTCGCATGAGAATCGTCAACAAGTCGTTTCGGGAAGCCTGCAAATGGCATACACCTCCTGCTAATTACATCAAAGGACGCCTTCGATATCTGAAGGCCTCTTTTCCCTACGCGACCGAACTCAAGTTGGGGTGCCGAATGTATCTAGACGATGACTTTTTGCATTTGAATCATGTACATAAACTAGAGTTTCAAATCTTCACCAAAACAATTCACAGTCGCTATTTTCGGCATTTGACGGAGCTTGTATACTTGGACATTCGCCACTGCGACATTATCGCTTTCCAGGATGACACCTTCCGTTATTTGACGAAGCTTACTCACTTTAGCATTGCCGACAATCGGAACATAACCGACCAAGGGCTGTCTCTCTTGTCCAATCTAAAACACTTGTACATTCACAACGTTGAACATATTACGAACAAGGGTCTCTCCACCATGAAAAGTTTGACCTTTCTAGACATGTACAATTTGCGTACTGTAACCGATGATGTCACGGAGCATTTACCCGAACTACGCACCCTGAAAATGACCATGGGGACGCTTACCATGAAAGGCATTTGCAATCTCAAGAATCTTACTCACCTAGACGTTACCTCTAGCCCCTTTACGACGACTCAAGGGATGGAGACTCTTCCGTCTCTCGTGCGTGTAAGCTTCACGTGTTGCGCTCTTCGGGATGAGGATTTGGAACATTTCGGCCATGTCAAGAAACTCTTCCTCTACGGTTCCAGAATTAGTGGAAACGGGTTTCGGCATTTGACAAGTGTGAATTGGTTAGCTCTCCACAAGATGAATTTGAAACTGGAGTACATCGACCAATTGATTCATCTGCCTCGCATTCAAAATCTTGCCATGTATGAATGTTCCGTTCCCAAGGAGACCAAACTCCTCTTGAAAGAGAAGATGCCTACCATCTTTCATTCGGATTGAATTCGTTCATGCGCCAAACGATACAAAACGTAGTCATGAAAAAGGGGATGAGGCGGACGATGTCTCTCCATCCGTTCATTGAAATAATCAATCCCAATGTCGTGCTGGTCTATCCAATCCCATTGGTCTACGGGGTACATGGATACATCCAAGGATTTAATATAGGCATACATTTCTTTCCACCAAGGTTCTTGTTTCCAATAAAACAATCCTAAATGAGCTCCTTCACGCTGTAGACGCCATCCTTTCGTACAAGCATGGTGTCTACATTGGTTTCGTATGGATTGATACGCTTGATTCATTGATAGAATATAATAAAAATTGAACCGATTTTTTATCTCAATTATTTTTATTCTGACCATGGATTCTCTTCCGAACACGACTTCTGTACCTCCGGTTCCGCCCGTAAGTATACCTGTGGTCATACCTGTGAACATGCCGGTTCCCAAGCTCGGCCGTTCCGTGGCCGTTCCCTACAAGGAGGTGTGGGGAACGGACGAAGGCTATCCGGGATAGTGTCCTGTGGGACGAAAGTGGGTCTGTGTGACACTTTTTTACGTATACTTAGTATGGCATGCATGTCGGAGTGTACATGCGAGAAGGAGTGCCAGTGCGAAGATAAAACCCCTCGCGCATGCTGGGGTCCGTGCTGTGTATACATTCCTTGTAGAAATTTTCATTTATGCGAAGGAACCACTCTACAATGGAGTTCCCAAAAACGTCTTTGTTTCCCTTGTTCTATTCAATTGGGGGAACACAAGTATACTCGCCGTTATTATGAATGTCCCATTTGTTCTGACTATGCCTACATGTTTCAGTTGACATGTAAACATATTCTATGTAATGATTGCCTGTATACACAAACGAAAAAAACAAATCAGTGTATGCAGTGTTGGATAGTAGACTTGTAGGTTCATACCAAAGGATTGTAGGTTTGTTTCAAGTGAATGGCATCTATCAATTGGTTCTTGGTATACTTGTAGTATCCCTTGATACCGTATTGTTGGGCCATTTTTCGTAGTTGAATGACGGTTTCACATTCAAGCGATTGGATAGGGCATAGCTGCCGCATCTCGGCCAACTTGGCTCGTTTCATGGTTGCAGGAACACGACATACGACCGGTGTATACCTTTCTATCAACTGGTCTCTTTTCATGTGTAGAAAGAGAGCGTCAGGAGCAAACACGCGGTTGGCTCGCCGAATGAACTTTTGTTTCTCTTCACAGATAATCCTCGCCAGCACATGAGGGTCGGTAGGACGCCACATTCTTCATGCTGGTATAAAAGTGAACAAATTGGTTCAATTTAAAAAAATGGGGTGTTTCGCCACCCCCTCTTGGTTGTTAGACGTAGACGACCGGGTGCTCCTCCTCGTGCATGTGGGAGAAGATGGTTTGACCGTGTTCATCAATCTGGTAGAACGTATTGCAGTGAGGACAGCTAGTTGCCCCCTCCATGCGACCTGCTTTGAGTCCGTTGAACGTGTGAGACCACATAAATTTAATACACTTACATGCTTTGTCGGTAGGAATGAGATGTCCGTTGGTCCGGTTGGCATTCTCGCGCTCGGTCTTGGTCAGTTCCACGACAGCAAACTGCTCCGACCACTTGTACATCCGATAGGCCGTGTAGAAGTTGCCATCGGGGTCCACTTCCCCAAGGTCGGTTCGCTCATCGTAGCCCATCTTGATGCGCCGAAACTTGTCACGTGCTGCACGATTGCGACGATTACCTTTCTTGAGGTCGGCATGCTTGTCGGTGCGAGCGACGCGCGGCTTTCCCTTCCACTTGTCGGTGAGACGAACATGCGTTCGTTTGACCGGTTTCGGAGCAGGTGGCTCCGGCGTAATGGTTGGGTCCGTTAGCGTAGCCGTCTCTAGACGAGAGTCCACGCAGTCTTCGCACAGTATTCCTTCCACCGGCTGAAAGGTGACGTCGCACCCATGGCACACGTAGACGTAATTCGTAGACGAGCAAAACGCGCAGCGCCACTTACCGAAAATGCGGTCATGGTACAAGCTGTCCTTGCTCTTGCACGTGAAGCAATACGTCATCTTGGGAAAGGGTTGTAAACGTAGAAACGGAGAAAAATTATTTCAATTTTCTTTTACCTCCTAATTGTAGTATACGTATCAACAAGTTCTGAAACGTCAACATAAGACCCGTTCCTTCGTTGACGTAATCCGGACCTCCTTCCGATTCACATTTTTTTTCATTTTCAATCATACGCTTTGTTTTGAGCAAGACCAAATATCCAATGGCCATGAGAACCACCAGAATAATACCCTTTTCCAAGAGAGAATTGGGGTAATACAAGCCAATGAAAAACTCGGCTACAATTAAGACTACAAAGAGAAGAATCATGCTCCAACTTAGACTGGACGACAAAAATGCTTGATACTTCCATGCCATCAACGTCAGTACCACAAACAAGACAAGGGTAGACAACACGGCCATGACAATGCTAGACGGAGCATACATGGCAAAAAGAAAGGACGCCAAAAGACTGAGAAGAAGAGTAAACAAAATGGACAGGAAATGTTTCCATACGACCATGGTTTTAGATGTGAATAGCATGACCAATTGAACCAGAATCGTCAGAAGTGCCACTCCTAAAAAGGCGCCTAAACTCATGGTGGAGACCACCTTATTACGGATGAAAAAATGGATTCCAAAGGCAAGGAAAGACAAATAAAACAATGCATACAAATATGAAACAAGAATATAGTTATCGCATACTTGTTTTCCTTCTCGGAACGATATTGTATAAATCACTATGGCGCATATAATTGGAACTACAAACAAAATATTCATACTTTAACGTAAGATTTTTGTCGGCGCCTACGCCTCCGCCGTCTCGTTCTACGTTTACCTCCATTCATGACAGGATTTGTTATTGGTTTCATGTTGTTCCTTTTATCGTTTATCATGTCGCGTACTATGTGGGCAACGACACCTTTATAGGAGGAAGGGACTTCTATTCCGTTTATCGTATATTTTTTATTTTGGTCAATTTCTTTTAATATGTCCGACAATCTATCATCGGTCTGAGCATTGACAAATTGTTGTATTTTGTCTTTTATTTCGGGTGTAATAACATTCCCTTCTTGCATTGCAGTTCCCATCCCCAGTGCACTGGGTTTGGTTGGAGGCAAGTCATTTATATTTCCATATCCTAGCATACTTAGTATAGCGTCCATAAAGTATACTTATATAATATGAAAACGAAAAAATGTGTATCTTATTGTTCTCAACAAGACGAATCTACTTGTTTTACCCCACGATGTATACTGACCCAACCTAAAACAAGACGCTCCTATTGTAGAGTTCCTACTACCCATAAATTTCAACGTTCTACCTGCGAAGTTGTACGACGCAAAGAACTTCCGTTAGGTCCTCATCTATTGATGGGAGATTCCAGTGAATGTGTATCCTTTGGACATCATGCCTATGTTCAATGGGAATTTTTCCGAGAGTACGACCTGAAGTACGTACGGGATGTATACGCGGTTCCAGGAGGGCATGAGCTCCTGTATTTAAACGAGGGACTTGTTTCCTATGCACGGTTGATGTCCCTTAGCGTAGCGGATTACTTGGTAGGTGTCCGGTTCATCAACCGTATACTTCACCGATTCCCCTGTTTTTTATGGACGTATGGATTATACTATACAACCATACAATCACCCCTTCACTTGACCCGACCACGACAACTTCAAACGTCGTTGATTCAACATGGACTGGATGATACACAGGATGTTCCGTATGTTTTGCGTCAACACTTGCACGGGTCTGTCTCATTGGCTGACCTTTCTCCTGAAGAACGATTGCCGTTGTTGTTCATTGTGTATCATGCTCTGTCCACTCTGTCGTCCGTTTTTACACATCGGGAATTGACCATGAAACACGTGCTTGTATGGAGACCTCATCCTACCAAATACATAACGTATGTGTACCCAGGGGTCTCCTTTCAGACCCCTTATGTACCTAAATTAGTTCCTGCATCCACCTCTTTGTATCAGGGTAAAACAGACCCTACTCAAGATGTTCGTTTGGTGCAAGAAGCATATCCAGAAGTAGGAAAGTGTAGTACCGTACATCAAGTCTATCGGAAATTAAAAGGAATGCTTCCTGTGACAACTTATCCGTCCATAGGAACCATACATGTCTCTAAATTAGCGACAACTTATGAAAATATAATATGACCTTATAGGTATGGAGGACCAAAATGTATTTGTATATTGTAAAGACAATGCATGGCATACCGGAATAATAAAAGACCCTAGTTTTACTGTAAATGAGCCTAGAGATGGAAAATTTTCTTTCAAACTTAGAATTGCAAAAGATGTATGGGATAATTATGAAACTGCTAAAGAGGATGCCGGAGGTAGATTGTCTACCTATACATCGTCTATGATTATGAAGAATACCGAAATTGATACCTTTAATTCCTTCGTGGGCGCCATGACACCCATAAAATCTGATGCTCAACATAATGCCAGTTTTTATTGTTTAACCATTAAACAAAATAACAAATTAGTAGATAAATTGAAGGCTGGAGAAGATCCACAAAATGTTACATTTGAAATTACCCCTATTTTATCCGTTGAATTATTTGACCACCCCGATGATTTACAAAACTACATACTGTATATTTGTATTGAAATTATGACTAAATATTGTGAATATTCATACAGCGATGAACACTATGACATACCTTTGTCGCATGGAGGATTTCCTCAGGAAACCATAGATATTATTTATAAAAAAAACGGAACGAAGTATACATTTCAAATGCCCGATTTAAGAATATGCATTGGACTACTCATGACAGAAGAGAGTAAGGATAAATTAGTTACCTTATTGTCGAGGATGCATACTACATTGTACGATAAATTACAAATGGAACAACGGCGAAAATTGTCTAGAACTCCTCTGACCCACCCAATTGGTCAAACAGGCGCCCCCAGACGTAGAGCGTCCGATGCAGGCTCAGGCGGAGGCAGAGGCTCAGGCGGAGGCAGAGGCTCAGGCGGAGGCAGAGGCTCAGGCGGAGGCAGAGGCCCAGGCGGAGGCGGAGGTGCAGGCGGAGGCCCAGGCGGAGGCCCAGGCGGAGGCCCAGGCGGAGGCCCAGGCGGAGGCCCAGGCGGAGGCCCAGGCGGAGGCCCAGGCG